CTATTTCAGCTTTTAACTTAGAAACATTTACCTTAGCCATTAGTCAGCCCTTCTTAAGTAGATCGTGTAAAAATGTACCACAAAAGGCCCTACCTTTGATGCGTCACTAACTATCCTAAAAGCATCTCCATCAATTTCTATATTAGTGGCTTTCTTGAATAGATCATAACCGGCCTTATCTATTTTTACTCTTACTTGACCCTCTCCCATGGGGACATTGACTTGAGCCTGTGTTCCCGGCAAGTCCATTTCCTTTTGGTCTTGCTGATACCTTATTCGCGCCTGAACTGTTGTTTTTGTTACTTTTGTTCTTTTTGTAGTCTGATCTTTTAGCCTTGAATAAAGCGCATTGTAAGTGCCATTAGTAGCGACAAAAATTTCATTTTCTCTTTGGAATACTATTACATCACGAGCGAATGTATCATGCATATCATTAAATACATTTCCGATATTTGTTTTATCAGAATCTGAAATTAATGACCCCATGTCTTAGTAAGGATAAAAGGGATAGCGCCAATATCCACTGCCAGATATAAATCCTCCGTCAAACCCAGCAGTTTGCCTAGGCATAGCTTGGTAGGAGTTGTATGAGTATATTAGTTTTTCCAGAGATTCTCCAGCATCTTTAGCGAGCCCCCTATAGGTTCTAGCTAGGTCCACCTTATTGCTTCTTACTATAGTCGTATCTCCTTCCGTGAGGCGGGTCCAATCCATCGTTCCCGTTGCGCCCATATTTAGCACCACGCGAGCTTGGCGAGTATAGTAGTCCTTGAGGTATAGATGAGAGAGTATATTCTCTTCCTCTAATTTAAAATTTCCTGTAGTTCCGAAACTAGAGTAAGTTAGGTTATTAAATTGACCAAGATTTGATTCCAACCAGCCAGATATACCCTGAATCTTAAACTCTCGCTTTAATTGAGTAGGCTCGTCGTCAAACTCGCTATCGTATATATTCGTAGCTATCTGGCCAATATCAGCCATATTACAACCCTTCGTTGCTAATCCTCAAAATTTCTGCTGCTGCGTCGCTAGAGGGGTCTACTAATGGCTTCTGGAATCCAATATTATATCCTGCACCAGCTCCTGCATGAGACTTAAACGCCCGCACAATCTTGTTTTTAAGAGTGAGTTTGTTTCCGCTAGGAAGTATGCCTACTTGTATTGCCATTGTCTGAAGATCAGTGAGAGTCATTTCTCCCATGCGTTCTTCGAGCACGGCCTTACTTGTAGTGCGAAAAGGATTTGTTTGCTTCACTCCCAGCAAATCCTCTAAATCCTTAATCTGATCCAGTTCGCTTTTTCCGTCTGCTACCTGCAGTTTGTCCAGTTTTTCCTTGCTTCCTTTGGCGCTCTTCTTCGCCGTTGCCTTTTTCGATGTGTTTTTTTTAGTTGCCATAATAATTATAGGTTAATTATGTATTATACATCAGTATACACAAATTTCAAGTTTCAGAGAACAAAAAACCCGCCCCCTTTTGAGGGGCGGGCTTTTTAACAACTAGTGGGTTTAAATTAGTGACCCGCAACAACAACGCCCGTAAGAACGCGATTGTCAACAACCATACGGCCCTCTTCGAGAGAACCGAACCAACCTAGTTTTTGTTGGCGGTTGCTATATTGGTCGTCAGCGATCAAGCTGAACTCAGCTCCGGTTTCGGAATCAGTTGCAACTGCACGAATCAAGGATTCGCGAGAGCGGTCGATACCAAGCACCAAGTCGTCTCCGGCTGCGAACCCAACCTTGCCAGCTACTGTAGAAGCAGTTTGGAAGGTCTCGAACAAACGACAGAACTTGCGGTTAGGTCCGAGTTCATTGATTTCCATGAGTCCGATGCCATAAAGCTCGGGAACACCACCGGTCGAGAAAACTCGATCACGGTAAGCTTCAGGAGCAGCAATGTTGCTGCCCAGAGGAGACCCAGCAGGATCTACTGCGCTGCCCGAAGCTCCCTTTGTATTCACGGGATTATAGGACATTGCCCTAAGATCTTCCATAGTCTCAGGAGAGATGATGAGATCGGTGATACCTTTAATGGCTCCTTCAGGAGTGCCACCCGTCCAAGCGGTGTTAATGCGCTTAGCCTTAGTGACAAGACTGTTAAAATCAGCCAACGTAAACCCGAGGGTTGAGGAGGCCTGATCCATAACATGAGGAACGTCATTAGTAGAAGCGTCTGCCAAAGATCCCAAAATGAGATTAGCAGAAGTCGACTCTTGCTTAAGAAGAACTTCTTGAGCGACACGAGTCATAGACTTGCCAACTACGTCAAGGCGCGATTGCAAAGCGTAACGACGATCAAAGCTTACGGCGCTATCGAGACGATAGGTCGTGAACTTGAGTTCGCTAGCGGTAGGCAACACTTGGTTAGTGGGAAGACCACCGGGAACCGTAGTGCTATATACCTTAATGTAATCGTCAGCGTTGATGTCGTAATAGAGATCAAGCGGAAGACTGGGGTTGCTGTCAGCGTTAAACTGAAAAGAACTAAACAGGTTGCTCAACGTAGGAGCCTGATTAATAACTTCAGCCAGAACCGGTCCCATAAATTCCGCCAAAGCGGCTTGTGCTTCATAAGCAACATTACGGTCACGGGAAGCCATAGCTTTTACAAGCTCAACTTGCTCGTCGGTGCGTTTAAGAGTAATATTCATTATCTTTTTTCCTTAATTTAAAGGTTAGCAATTAATCCGAGCGACAATATAAGCTCCGCTGGTATTAGCAGCGCCAGTTCCAACAGAAGGACCAGCGAATTGGTCAGGAGCAACACCGCGATTAACGCGAGCGCCTGTAGCCAAAACTTGACCGATAGCTTGTGTAGTTCCAGTAGGGTACGCGGAAACTCCAGTAACCTTACCAGCGTTAGAACTCAGAGTCAACCAGTGTCCTTCTGAAGGAGAACCGTCAACAGCCGAAGCTGAATCAAGAGTTACGATTCCTTTACCAAGAACCGGAACAGCTTCTCCGCTCAAAACGGACTGGGTTTCAAGTTTCTTTTGTGGGTAGTAAAGCAACTTCTCGTCGTTCTCATCATACTGAGCGGTTTGAAGTAGCGTTACGCCAACGCAAGAATCACCAGCCGAAGCGGCTGCGACGTTAAGTGGAACTACAGGGTATTGATCGCGACCAATGAAAGGATAGTCCGTCTTACCGAGGTAAGAGTTCGTTTCGTATTGGACGGGATCAAGGCTGAAGTCCCCAGCATTTACCTTAACAAAAACGCCGGCATCCCCGTCGCCACTGTCGCTAACTTGATTGTTAGCCGCAGTGTTAGCGAAAAGATTAACGACATCTTCTTCGGCGTACTGACGGAATGGTAGTAGTCTTATTGCCATGATGTTTAATAATTAATTGTTATGTTTTCTTTAGAGAAAGCGTGATTGAATTTTTCCCGGAGGGACTGCTCTTCTGCGGAAGCTTCTTCGTTGTTATTGGTTAAGGCTGCAGAAGATTCCTCTTCTACTGTATCCAAAACTTCTTCAATAACTTCTGCGGTTTCTTCAGGAGCAGCTTCGGAAGCTGCGCTCTCGGAAAGCTCAGAGAGGCGCTGTTGCACCGCTTCTTCGAGTTGAGCGTTAAATTTTTCTTTTTGACTTTCAAGGTGAGCCTTGGTCTTGTGTTGCCACATGACTTCGACTTTTTCCTGATAAGACGCAAAGGCTTCCGTTGCGCTATCGAGCTCAGAGAGTTCGGAGGCGACGATCTTAAGATCTTCTTCATTCAATTCAAAGGCTTCAGTAATTGCAGCCATACGAGAATTAAAGAGGTCCTTAGCTTCGCGGAGACGTTTTTCTTCGGCCAGTTCTTCCAATTGTTTTTCTGTAGCCACAAGCTTCTCTTTTACTTCGTCAACTTCTGACGATAGAGCTTCATGACGATCTTGAGCTTCGGAAAGAGCATTCTCCTTTTCAGCCTTTTCTGTTTGCCACAGTTCGTCTTTTTGCTTGATGGCGTCCATCATTACCTTGGAAACGCTGGCGACGGCTTCTTCAAAATGCTGGCTCTCGCCAACTTTTTCCGAAAGAAGACCTTCGATTTGTTTTAGTAGATCTTTAGTATCCATAATTAATGCGTTTGTGTTGTTTACATCTTTTTTTCCGGAAAGGGAACTGTTTTTTTTCATTTTTTCTCTTTCGGAGTAAATTTCTTTGTTGTTTACGAATATTGATTCGGTCTCTTGATTGGCGTTTTCTTCTTCTTTTATTTTGATTGTTTTTTCGCTCTCTACCGTGACGCCTTTAACATCAGCAGCGGGATTCGTGGTGAATCCTATACCTAGAGGATATATCTCTCCAATCACCAAACGATGTACGCAGGTCCCATCTTCCATCTCTCCTTCACCATCATAGGCTTTGAGATATTTACTGAACTCTTTTATTTGGGATTCGTCGGTGATTAACTCGGCCTCGCTCAGGTCATCGCTACCTAAAGCTATACAATAATCGTTAAATCCAATTTCCCAACTTGCAGATATTACATCTTGAAATTCTTGCCCATCTCCACCTTCTTCTAGCATTCTGGCGAAGGAAGGATTAACTACTTTATAAACTAGCGCTCCCAATGCTATATTAAATGGGTAGTCTGTCGCTGCCACGCTTTCTTCTTCTAGCAACTCATTGGTTCCGTAATCGCTAAACGAAGAGGATATTATATGCCCAACTACTTTTTCTTTTTGATGTTCTATGTTTGTGGGCTTGTTGATGAAGTAATCTTTTATAGCGATGGCTGTTTTAGTGTCAATACCGTCACCATTTTTATTAAATTTATTAACTACGGCAGCATTGAACGCAACGCCTAGTAAATCAATATTCTTACTTAGATCAACATCTTCAGGAATTAATGGACGCAGATGGTCAAGTGATGCCTGACTGATCCCAAACGGAGTACAGCTCCCCTCCACGCAAGAAGCGGATACCGTACTTTTAAATGAGCTAGTATACTTGAAAGGTCCTGACATGTTTAATAACACTCTGGACAATTCATGGGAGCCGTAGACTTCTCAAGAGCCTTCTCGTCCTCTTTTTCGTCCTTCTTTAAGTCTTTAACTTGTTTTTTGTCGTCTTTTATAGCATCCTTCTCGTGCTCTTTCTTTTCTTTCTTATCGTCCCGTTTGAGCTCTTTCTCATCTTCTTCTTCGTCATCCCCTACGGTCTTAACCATTCGCTCGGGATCTTTGACTTTTAATTGCTCCTCGAAGTCAATGTTATTTAAAGGAGCAATGCCTTGACCTTTAGACTCTTCTTTTTTCTTAGAGTCTTTTTTATCAGACTTCTTATCGTCAGATTTCTTATCGTCAGATTTTTTGTCTCCATCTTTTTCGTCGTCTTTGTCGTCGCCACCCTTTTTCTTGCGAATCATTTCTAGAAATTTTTCTTTGGCCGCTTTTTGTTTATCGCTCGCCGCTTCGGATTCTTTCTTCTTGTCGTACTTAATATCTTTCTTGAGATCGTGAGTCTCGACACTTTTCTTTTCCGAGGGCTTTTCTTTCTTTAGCTTTTTAAGCTTGCTTTCGTCGTCCTTGACAGCGTCTTTATGGTGCTCTTTCTTTTCTTTTTTGTCGTCGCGCTTTAGCTCCTTCTCATCCGTTTTCTCCCAATCTTTAGCCTCAGACTCACTGACTTCAATTTTACATTTCTTAGCAGCGGCTTTGATTTTCTTTAAGGCAGAAGCTTTAGCGTCAGCCGATATTTTAGTTTGAGAAAGGCGAGCTAAGGCGTTTCGTACATGAGCGCAATCCATAATAGGCAGATGCCTGAGTGACCTAGGGACTGTGCGCCCTGACTCATCCTTACTTCCACCGGGTTCAATATAAGCAAAATCCGAGTCTGGTAAATCATTGATTTGCTTTCGAGATTTTTGTTCAGCAAGCATCTTGCTCAAATCCTTAGATTCGCTAATTTTTTTTGAAAAGTCTAGTTCCATAATTTTAAAAGTTTATAGTAATACCTTGTTACACGCTATTTTTGACTTTGAGAATCTTGTTTTTTATATTGGCTATGGTAATACAGTGCCGCAGGGTATAATTCTATTTGATGTTCTTGAGACGCTTCCAGTATCTCAGGCATAGCTGATAGCTTTTCGATATTGTTGAAATCCTTTATGCAATCGCTAACATTTTCTTCCCACTCTTTGGACTCAGAGGACACAACAACAGTTTTGCATAACTCTTCAAGTAGTGACTTCTTTTCCTTAGATAATCTTTTTATATTATTCACTGATCTCATTTCTTTTTGAGCAAAAGAGAATAATTCTTCAGTTCTATAAATAGTATCCTGAATTCCTTTTCTATCGGCCAGTGCCATTTTTTCATTGTTAGGCATGCCGGTTGGCCTGCCAGTCTCTGATGGAGTTTTTTTGCGTGGGCGCCCAACTGTAATTGGTCCAGCTTTTGGCTCTATGCCCTTATCATCCACGACGTCCTGTACGGCAGGTCTTTTGTTTTCGGGCTGATTTGTCTTGGTTGGTTGTCCGTCACCCTCTTCATCTCCGAAGGGTAGCTCTGGCCCCCCAACTAGAGGTGTATAGTATCCTTTCTGCCGGTCCTCTAGGTATTCTTTCTGCCCAGAGTCCACATCAACGCTTGGGGGATACAATCCTGTTTTTATGGTTTGGATGCCTTGCTCTGGCGTAAGGATTCCTAGTTCCATCAGTCTAGTGGTTACTCGTTGTAGTTGGACCTCATCCTTGATATCAATCTCTTGAAATCTGATCAGTGGGTATTTCCTGAATCCCATGTTTTGACAAATAAGCTTTACTTGGGGTTGCAAGAAATCATTCAAAAAAGCTGATCTGGCTTCCTTTAAGCGCTCGAGGAATATTTGAGCTTTGACCTGAGTATTGCTGTAGCGCTCGTGCCCTACTACTACGTTCTGCAAAGCTTCTTTTATGTCTTGATCTACAATTTTATATTTCTCGGGCCCCAGTACTCTGTTTAAGTCTGGAATAATAAATTCAGCCTTAGTGGTATAATCACTAACCAATACGCGCCCAATACTTTCGTTTTGAAAAAGGGATTGCATGGCTTTTAGGTTATGCGGGTTTATGCCTCCTTTGTCGGGAGTGTTCCCCATAGTAATCAAGAGGATTACATTCTCGATGGTACGGGTGACGGCTTGATCCACCTTTTTAAGCTCAAGCTTCCAATTAAGATCATCGAGAACGGGAAATCCAAAAGGTATAGCAAAAGGCTCGTAGTCCTGCTTTTTATAAAAAGAAAAAGTTAATTTATCAGGATCAAGTTCCATAGATATCCCGTCGTACCCGTACCCGCCTTCTTTGATCAGTTTCTGCGTTTCCTTTGGAAGCCCCTTGAGTACTTCAATATCATAATCGGTTTTTGGATCTTGCAATCGCTCTAGTTCAAACTCTGACAATATCTTACGGTAGACCTGTCCTTGGAAATTGGTAGATCGGATAGTGGCTATATCGTAAGGATTTAGCATGATATAACGTATAGGTATTTCACCCGGCTTCATGAATTTAGATCCATAAATCTGAGACATCTTATTAAAGTCTTCAGTGGTAAATTTGGAATCTATCCTATAGAGGAATACATTACCGCTCCTGTAGTACTCCCGGAAGTATTGATCTTTGACGTTCCAAATTTTTATTTTCTGGAACCATTTATCTATAAATTCTCTAGACTTCTCAGTGCCGCCCTCAATGTACAGTTCGGTATTAGCGAACTCAGACATAATATCAATAACATTACGAAAAATAGGAATATTAGCATAAGCTTTTTGGCAAAGAAGAATGCAGTCTCTGACGTCTGCCCCCATCTTGGTATAAAAGTAGGGCATCATACCCTCTCGAATATTTGCGTACTTCCATAACTTGGGGCTCATGGTGGCAGAGTTCATTCTAGTCTGGGTGCGCGCTACTCCTCCTGACTTGTCTCCGCCTGTTCTCTCATACGCCTTAAGCGTTTGAGTATAATATGAATGCCCCGCCGAAGCTGGTTCCCACGAGGGAGTTTCCCCCTTTGTCTCCCCAATTAAATCGTCCACAGATTTATCTTTAAACTTGTCCCAGTACTCCGACTTTTTATTATATTTTCTTTTAGCCATGCCCTATGATACACTAAAGCTGTTTAAAAGTCAAAGAAAAGTTAAAAGTTAACTTTGGACTTTATGCTACGAACATAGGAGTGAAGCTGGCTTGAATGTTTTCTTCCTCCATGTGTTGCATGTCATAATAGATCTTAATCATCCAGTTTCCTAGTATCAATGCTGAGTAGGAGTCTTTTCGAGCTTTCTCTGGGCCAGTCTGCCGGCGGAGGTTGTCTGGCAAGTCAAAAGTTTGAGTTCCTTGAGCTGTCGTTTTTATTTGTATAAGAGAACATTCCGCTTTCGTTTTTTCCATTAAGTCTACTTGATGCTCAACTAAATCAATCATCTTGGCCGAAGCGCTCTGTTTGTCTTCTGGATTCTTAAGGAATCGCAAGTCTTTTATTGGAATTTTTTTGGCTCTTTGTTTGAGGTAGTCATCATTAACCGCCCGCGCTCCAAAGAATATCCTTTTATGGTCGAAATTAGCTTGAAGTAATTCATTGGCACTTCTAATCCAGTGGGAGGTAGGCTTACGAAGAATACAGATTTTTTTCTTATCTAAGTTGTATTCCATCTTGGCTTCTCTTAAAGCCTTTTGATAATTATCCAAATTATCAAGTTCCGCACTGATAGTGCCTATCTTGAGGTTGCTCTGCTTGAATAAGCTGCTTTCGTTGCAAGCGTTAAGAAATTGTACACCACCATTGTAGTCTCCGACGATTGCTACAATGTTAAAATTGTTTAATAAATAATGAAAATAAAAAATGTGATCTTTTAACCTAGCTCCCGACAGGGCATAGTTGTGTACCAAAGTCCCGTGCCTTCCATCATCGTTCAGCTTAAAAACCTGCATGGCGAAATCATCAGAACTCTCGCTTTCTGCCCAGCTGGGGTCAAAAGAAAGAAGGTATTTGTCCGAAGGTTCACCAGCCACCTCTACGCAAGGAGACTGCCCATCCTCAACAGTGCAAGCCGCCATTTTAGAGATCTTGAAGTAGCCGGAGCTATCATCCGTAAACACAGCCCCAAACTCTCGATCAAATTGGCTTTGGCTCATACTGGCTCTAGCTTGATTTATTAAATTCTGATCATAAAGCTGCCTCGGAGCACAATCATAGCTAAAGTGCATTATCGTTCTATGAGCATTCCCCTGCTCGGGTATATTCCCTTTTATTAAATTTTCAAATTTATCATAAAGTTTATACATGTATTCAAACTTATATGAAGCCGATGATAGCATGATCAGTTTATTATTAGGCCACACATGACGATCTTCTTCGGTCATTCTTCCCTCCTCGATCATCTTGGTCTCCAAATTATAAAGGTCTTCACGCTCAGTGGGATTCTCAACAACTGAAAGGAAGGGAACAATAACTTCGTTATAGATCCTCTCGGGCATCAATAGGAACTCATCAATAATAATCCTATGGAATCTAAAGCCCCGCAGTTTTTCTCCATCGCCCAAGGGCAGTGCATGAATGCGGCTGGCGCCTAACTCCAATGTCCATTGGTCATTGTTCTTTGCTTTTCGGGTAACGCATTGCGCGAGCATTGCGGCTTCAGGCTTAGACAATATATCTTCTATTTTTTTAAATATCATTTTAGACTGACGAAAAGATTTGGATATAATGCCAATCTCCACTCCTTGATTCATGATGGCATCAAGAAATGCAAATATGCCCGTCGTGAATGACTTGGACATACCTCGACTCCAAACGCCCATAAAATAATCAGATTCCATCATGCCTTTTATAGCCATATGTTGAAATGGAAATAATTTTATTCCACTAAGCATGTCCACAGTAAAAGTGGTATTACCTTTCATGAATTCAAACAATAGGAGCTTCGCCTCCTTTTCTTCCAAGAAGCCTTTCTTGGATGCGATGATTTCGTTAATCTCGGAGGAATAGTTTCCTCGTGGTGATTGTTTACCTGCTTCCCATGTCATAATTATCTAAAAAATATTGCAAATCAACATTCCACAACTCTTTACCATAATAAAGTAATTTGGGAATCATTAATTCTGAGTTAGTTCTTGTACCTGTAAAGACAAATTGGCAATGACCATGAAATTCATGGGTCAGTAAGCGCATGTTATGCCAGACATAAGAAAGATTGGACTTGTGCGGTCCGAAGTTGTTGTTTTTCTGTATTTTGGGTATATTGCTCTCTGTTACAATATATAAATAAGCGTCGAACTGTTTGGCGCGCTCCAACTCTTTTCGAAAGCGCTTGAACCCCACGGTCATCGTCCCCTTGAAATCGCCCTCGCTTTTGCGGTCTACAAAAGTATAATTGTAATTATCTCCACCCATTGTATAATCACCAAAGTCCAGCTTGTGGCTTTTGCTGTTTTTAAAAGAAAGAGGTTTTTGTTCTCGGGTGTCTATGTATATTGGAATTTCTTCTACTGAATTTTTTTTCTGGAAAAAGTCTTTAGTAATACCTTTATCATATAATGGTTTGACGCCAAGCCCTTGACAGGCTTGAACGTAACCGCCGAAATTATACTTATACATATCTATTGGCGGTAATTTATTTATTTCTATCTCTAGATGGTTAGGTGCATACTTTAATTCTTTTTGATCTATTCTATTCTTTAGTTGTTTAAGTATATATTCTTTTACTTCTTCTTTGTCTTTGTGTTGATAGCACCATTTGATCATTTGAGCTCTGGTAGAGAAATCAGTATTGAAGTAGTCGAATTTATTCTTGAAGGGTAGAGGGTCTCCGGTTAGCCGATTAAGACGAGGATATTCTTGGGTATAGTATTCCGCCACTGTGAGGCCATGAACCTTCAAATGACGGTGCAGGGCTGCATCGTTCTTGAAAGCCTCTTTACAGACCCCGCATGAGACTTCTAAGCCCTTGTCTGCCATCTCCTGAGTCTCCAAAAAAGTTTAACTATGAAATTAGGTATTTTTAAGTTAAAGCCTTGTGTGTTTGTTGTTGAAGCGTTTTTAGAGTATAATCTTCTAGTCAATATCCTTTTCCACCAAGATATATTTTCAAGTTTGCAATTTATTATTTGTATGTTTTTTGTTTTGATCAAATCCTTCTTGTCATAATTTGACCAATTCCCCATGTCTACCAGCGCCCCATCCCAAGCATTATTGAAATCATTTTTAAATGTACAGTCTTTGATCTTGATGTCTCTGCTTTCACATTTAATGGTGAAATGATGTTTTGTTCCTTTTGCCGCGAAAATGCAATTTTCAAATAGGATGTTGTCTCCTCGCACAATGTCTACGCAATCCTCATACCCCCCTATAATGGTTGTGTTGCGAATAGTTACATTGCTAATATGAGTGAGCTTTAAGCCTTCTGCTACCCCACAGGCATCAATGCGACAAGAATCGATAAGACATTTGCGAGTGGTACCGCCTAGCCCAAGGGCATTATCGTCTGCAGATCCGTTGAATCGGGAGAAGTCTCCCTCAAACTCTTGATCCCTTATTATTGTTGCGTAAGTAGCCATATCGTTAAAGGAACGCAACTTCCCGAAATTGTAGCCACTGCGTCCCATATGTCAGCAGTATGATTTGGTTTTCCCATGTCCCAGCATTCCTTTAGAATTCCAGCTATTCCTCCAAGCGCAAAAAAAGGAGCCCAAGCAAACCCTAGAGATGATAGCCCGCATCCCACAATAAAGTGCAAGACTTTATCCTTTTGCTTAAGTAACATCATTTTTTGTTAACCCTAGAACCCTAGCTTTCCAGTCAGGCATTGATTCAAGATTGTCCGCTTCCTCTGCAACCAACTCTCTTTGCATTTCAGCAATTTTCAACATAACCTTTCTTTCTTCCTCTTCTTGAAACAACTCTACTAGATTTATTATAGAAGCGTTTTGGTGTTGTTTGTTTTGGACTCTTTTAGCTCTGTCTCCGTTAAGTCGAGTTATTAGACTCTCCATGCGCTTTTCGCATTGGTTGTATTCTTCGCTCTTTGTCTTTAGGAGCTCTGCCAGCCTAACAGTCATGTCTCGTTGATCTTCGCATTGTTCGAACATGTAATTTAGTTTGTCTACAGCTTTTTGTATGTTCATCAGGTTTACGTAATCTATGCATACGTTAATGTATAAATTTACCTCGTCAGAAGTAAGGTCGGGTTTATCCCATGTAGCCCTTATGAATTCGGCTTCAAATAAAGTTCTATCTTGCTTGTTGGTATAATTGTTTATTGTTAGTATAAGCCTTGGGGACTGCAGAAACTTAGTAAGGGCCTCTATGCCTTTTTTGGCTTGGGCCTGCATTTTGTCCAATCGCAAAGCTTGGTTGGTTGTTTCATTGACCCTTTTTAATACGGCGTCAAAACCTTCTGGCGGTGAGTATTTTACCCCCGCAGCAGTATCAGAAGGATGCACGCTTTCTGGCGCGCGATCTTTTATAAAGTTCGCCACCTCTATGGCCTCTTTGCTTAACGGACTGATATCCTTCCCTTGAAACAGTAGTTGAGCTATGTCAAACGCTTTCATTCCCGCATCTAGGTTTTCGAGTATGAATTCTTTTTGATCATCTGTCAGCTTAATAGCCTTGACCTTAGTGTGCTTCGTGGTTTTGTATTTATAATCTTTTTCTGCCATGTACGCACGAACTGCTCGGCCTTCCTTGGACCTGCCATCTAGACTGTCGGACATGAACGCCGCACAAGTGAGTTCATTTAGGTTGCAAATCTTTTGATAGTTGTTATCAATAAACGTCTTTTGTTCCTCACTTAAGTTTGTCTTTTCCATAAAATATATCCTTTGTTTTGAGAATTTTTTCTGCTTTTGTCTTGAACTGTTTTTTTAAGTTCTTTATTTGTTTGTAGCCAGCTTTCCTTCCTTTTTCTGTTGTTCGATAACCTAGTTTTGCTGCAGCGTCTTCTTCTGTCATGTTTAAAATGAAAAGCATCTCATAGATCTCGTAGTTCTTTTCGGTCAGGACTTTTCTCATTTCAGAATGTAATTTCTTTTCAGCGTCCTCGAGCAAGAAAGATATGCTGCCGCCGCATTCTACTTCGTGGATATGGTTCTCTATAGCTACCGGCATTTTTATATCAAATGCTGCTTTTTTGGTTTTTTCCCATTTAGCATAAAGTGGGCACTCGCTGCATTGCGTTCTGCTCTTAGTGAAGCCGCAGAAGCCTTTTTCTCCATCATCAGCTACTCCGCTTTGGTTGAACGGGCAGTTCAGGCAAGGACGCGCAAAATTACTATAGTAATTCCGAAGAATGTTTTTTAACTGATTCGATATGATGCGATTCAGCCAAGGTTTCAGGGGACGCTCTTGGTCCCATTGATCCCATTTTTTATAAAGGTGAGTGCGAATTATTTGCTTGACATCATCATAGTCCATCCATGCTAAGGACTTCAGGAACCATTTTCCTCGACGCTTGTTAAGCTCTTCTTCAATTATTTCGTACTGGTCTTCATAGGTGAGCTTTTTCTTTTTATTCCCCACCTAGGTCTATTGGTTCACGTACCGAACGGCATTGATCCATGGTTTGTTGGACGACATCCCCATCGTTCCCGCCTTTTGGCAGAGGTCTTGAGCCCATCTTTTGATATTTCTCATTTGGGTCCTTAGATGCTTGATCAACTAAATCTCCAAAGGTTAGAGATCTACTATTAGTAGCTATAGAGTACTCTAACTTAGTGATATTTGGAACGCTCTCCGATTCATTTGACTCGGAAGAATCATTCTCCCTAACAGAGGCTGTGGCGCTCGCGTTAGCAGGTTCTAAAAGATTACCGCAAGAAGAGCAAAATTTTGGCTTATCTAGCGTGTACTCTATTTTATGACCGCATTTAGTACAAAACTCAGTGTTCATGTTTTATATTATATAAATAATATATCTTTTTCTATTTTTTAAACTAAATAGCCGCCTAGGACTCTCGCCTGTGCTCTCATAAAACGAAATCTGCAATCCGTCATAAGATCCTCAGGTGGAGAGGATTTGACATAATCAATTCCAAGAATTCCTATAATTTTCCCGTTTAATGTTTTGATGGGGACATTGTATATTGAAGCAACGCCTTTGTCTTGTATCATCTTTAAAAAGCTGCGATCTTCCACTCTATCTAAGTCGGTATATAAAAAACAACCGTTTTCTATTAATTCTTTTATATATACATGATAATTTGATATGCGGTGGTTTTGTGACTTTTCGCACTCTACGCTAATCCCTTGCTCTACGACCTCGTATGTACAGCTAAACTTTTGTTGGCCCCGCCCGGAGAAATAATGCTCTCCGTTATGAAACTCCATGATGTAAGCGCGGTCCGCTCCCATCTCCCCTACTAAAAAGCTTAGGGCTGTATAGACATTAGTGTTTTGGAGGGTTTCTTTTATTATGCAGTTTTTGTCCTTTTTGGCCATGTACTTTCTGCCCAGCCATACACTGCCCAAAGTAGCCAATGCCGTTATGACAGAGGCTAATAGCGTTACCAATTCATCGCTCATACTGATATATACACGCTTATTGCTTAAATTCTTTCTCTAGTTTTGCAATGATGAATTTTTGAAGTTCACTTCTAAGAATGTCGTCTTTAGTAAAAGAGAAGGTGAATACGCCCTTTTTTACGCTATCGCTTTCACCGAATAAATTAAACATTCTCGAGTAACCGCTCTTACCGTTTATGTCGCTCTGCATGAAATCCCCACAAATAAATAGCTTACTGTTTTTTCCTAGCCGAGTTATCAGAGTCACTAACTCCTTAAATGTGAAATTCTGAGCTTCGTCAGCCACTACTATTTTATCTTTCCAGCTGGCGCCCCTTAAGTAGTTTATTGGCATCGCTTGGATTCGTCCACTATCTATTAGTTCCCGCCTCACGGTCTTGTTCTTGGGGAGCATTTCTATAAGCTTATCCTCTAATGGAGCCATGTATGGATTAAACTTGTCCTCTATGCCGCCGGGAAGGGCCCCCAGACCTTTTTCCGCACTTTCTATGACTGTCCGTACATAAAGCATGTCAAGCTCATCATTTGAGCTTAGATGGCGAAGAGCGGCATATACTGCCATATAAGTCTTGGTTGATCCGGCAGGACCACTTATGAACATTATATTGGTTTTTTCACGAAGAGCAACTGATAGAAAAGTCTTTTGCTTTTCGGTTAACCTAAGGTTGTTAACCTTGAACGATAATTTTAGTTGAGGTATCTCTACCTTGTTTGGGTTAGACATTGAATTTATCTATTATTACACAGGTATTTTTGAATTAATATTCTTTTTGTATAAAATAAATAAATAAGTGTATCTATTGTAGTGAGCAAAAACCGCAAAAAAGCCTCGGTCAAGAAGTCTAAGGAGAATGTTGAGTTCTGTCTGGGCGACGCTGGTCCAACTAAATATAAGATAATGCAAGCCATTGCAAAAAAATATAGTATTTACGAAGCAACGGTATGGTTGAACGAGCCTCTTGAAAGTTTAGGGGGTAAAACCCCCGCTGAGCTAATGATCGAAGGTGAACTCGAAAAAGTCGCCGCGTTAATGGAAAAACCCGATGGAGAGTTCGGTCTATAATATCTGTTGGGAATTTTGCTACGAAGTCATTCCCGCATGCGCAAGCGGAGAGGGAAGCCCTAACCTCCTAATACTAAACCTGCCTATAGAGTTTTCGGTGCAATTAGAAAGCCTCCTTTCTAAGAAGGGTTATCGATGCACACGGTTCCAGCCTCACGGGGAGGCTGCTGTAATTATGAGGTTTAGAAAAGTCCCTCTTGTTGTAGAAAATTAATCTACGACTTCGACGGGCGCCTCTTCGGGCGCTTCTTTATTTTTCTCAGCCAACTGCGCTGCAATTTGAGCATCGGCGGCTTTAATACTTTCTTCGAGAGCTTCGCGGCCTTCTTCATCTAAACTATCATAATGAGTCTCAGCCTGAAATAATGCATGACTCTTTGCGATGTCAATAAGCTGATTAATATTATAACCATTGAGAACCCCAGTGGCGACTTTAGAAATTAATTCATTTTTATCCATAGCCCTATTATATATAAAATACTCCGGATTTCAATATGGTGTCGATTTTTTTTGCCTTTGCCTTTTTTTGAATTAACTGAATTTCAAAATTAAATTGAAAAAAACCACCCCCCGCCTCTATCCTGTGAAAAAGTTGTCCGATTAATCTAAAAAAGGGGGAGGGGGATAGGTCACAAAATTAGTTGAATGTTTCTTGCTGATTCGCTTGACTTTCTCGGTTTTTTCGCGTATTGTTTAGGTATGTTAAAACAAAGAACAATAGAGTTTAGCGAAGCTAAAGTAGAGATAACGCGATGGAATTCCATCACCAAGCAAGAGGAAAAGTTTTTTGCTTTGGCTCGCATTGGCGTAACCAAGAAAGCGAAACCAACACAGTTGGACTTTTGCGAAAAGGCTTTCGCCGATTGGAAAAACCCACGCAAGCCAATCAAGCTTGTGACCTTTGAAAGTCACCACGGCATCCAATCGGCAACGCGATAAAAGTTGCGATTTAATTTGACAAATCAAGAAAACTAGACTAAGTTTATAGTATGTTAGAAACAAAAGAGGAAACACTCGCAAAGAGAATTGCCTTTCATGAGGCAGAATCTCACAAGTTCACGCAAGAGGCTAAGCACTCCACGAATGTAAAAGGATTGCTT